CTCTCTATTACGTGGAGCATACCGGACGTATATGTTCAAAAAATTAGCGGAAGAGATTATGATGACTGGGCTCGAACGCGACCTGGCTGGCGTCCCGATCCTACGTGCTCCTGGTGAGGTATTAACTGGAATCGATGCCCGATCTGTAGCAATGAATAACATGCTAAAGCGCGTTGTTCGCAACCTAAAGCGTAACCAGGATGAGGGCATACTCTTGCCATCAAACAACTATCCAGCAGACATGGGTGGCGGTCCAATGTATAGCCTAGAGCTAGCAGGCCCACAATCACAGAGACAATTTGATATTGTCAGCATTATCCAGATGTTCTCGAAATGGATAGCTATGACAGTACTCGCTGATTTTCTTATGCTCGGCCAGGACACTACAGGATCATATGCACTTGCTGAAACTAGGAATAATCTATTTTCGATTTCAATATCTGCTATACTCGATTCAATTTGCCAGGTATTCAACAGTTATGCAGTTCCTAGATTAGCTCAATTAAATCCTGATATAAACCCGGAGTCTTTACCTAAACTAGTACACGGCGATGTAGCATCTGCTGAGATTAACGATGTAGGTACATTCCTGAATAACGTAGCTAGAGGCGGTGTTCCAATACCGGACGATGTAACCTTTAGAAACGCCCTATGGGATCTGGTACACCTGCCGAAGGAACCTGAACCCGAGGGCGAGACTGCAACGCCGGTTGATTCACTACTGCCTGGACAGACCGCAGCTCGAGCTAGAGAACGTAGTCAACCTATTAACGAAGAGACACCTTACCGTGGCACGCCTCCTCGCGGGTTCCCGAGTACATATAGCCAGTTAGGTGCTGATGTGGCCGCTAAGAAAACACAAAAGAGCCAACCTTCAGTAGGCGATGTACACGTGAATAAGCCGAGCGAAGAGTTCTCAGTCGCATACGTCCAAGGGACGCAACCTAAAAAGAAGAAAAAGAAGCGATCAAATGCCAGCTAATCTTCATGTTAAATTCCTGACCGAACCTGAAATTGAGCAGGAGATCAGGAAGCTTAAGGATGAAATAAAAGAACTGAGACGGGAAATAAAACACCATATCGATAACTGTCCGTTTAGGGAGTTGAAATGTTAGACGAATGGAATGATATAGAACAAACCCCAGATCCGAATACTACAAGGAACGCGCTGTTTGCTTTATTTATGCTCTTCGTGTATCCTGTGATCTGGGTACTGATAGCGCATTTCATATTGCATTTTTAAAGGGGGATTAGATGCCTAAAGCCAAATCAAAGAAAGAAAAGAAACCTAAAGAATCGAAAGAAGAAGAATTGCTTAAAGCAGCAGACACGCCTGAATGGAAAGATCTACCCCGCAAAGATCTTAAAGAACAAGAAAGCGAGTTTGTAGTCGTTGATGTAGTCCAAGGAGCTGAACCCGAAGAACTGCAAGAAGAACCAAAATCAGATGAGACTCTAGTAAGCAGCTTTCTTGAACGCCTGACTAAAACGCCGCCTGCTCCAACGAGTGCGCTAACCGCACTGCAGGAAGAAGCAGAGCTCAGGACTATCGAAGAAGCTACCAAGAAGATGGAAAAAGCCTCAAAGCGTCGCACGTTCAAACCAGTCACTCTTAAGATAGTTGGAGATATGCTCGTCCACTGGTACTCAATGAAAGACGGCATGCGTTCATCGTTACTTGACCGGCCAGGCGTAACAGCAGCAGAAAAAGCGGTGTATTCAAAACTGCCGATAAACGATGACACTGCGCTTGATTATCTGTTGACGTTACATGAAGAGGAGATGGAACGTCGTGATGATACGAAAAGAGCTATGATGGTGGAAACACCTCACCGCCCTGAACCTACAGAAGACGACGAGCTGATAAAACGTTTAAGCAGCATAAACCAACGACGACAACAAACAAGTTCATCAAACCCACATAGCCTAATAAATGCCAACCCGCCGCCGACGCTTCCCAAGATGGGGGCGCTGTTTAAGGACGAAGGATTCACGCTCGGTGGTGCTCCTGTATCAGAGGCTGAGTTCTTTAGAATGGCGGCATCTAAGAAACCGGAGAAGCGGGTTAAGAAGTGATGATTCATTATAATTAAGCTAGGTTAAATATGAACATCAACTTAAAAAAAGAAACAATCCAAGCCTTAGACGCCGCACGAAAAAGACACCCTTGGCTGGAAGAAAAGGATTACGAGGATCTTATCTTCCAAATAACATTAGACTGGCTACAGCTTGAAGGACGTGAAAGCCTGAACGATTGGCTAAAGGATTTCTTTTAAAAATGAATCCAGCGAGGTTTAGATCAGACGAATTATACCGTCTGGTTTATCAATGGGACGGAGGCAATGAGCCTGACTGGGATACATTAAACGTTCGTTATGCCGGTAGGTTAGGGTATCTTGTAATGATGCCATCAGTTGAGCTAGTGCATCCATATAACGCGATGAAATGTTACCACGATCAACGCATTAAAGAGATTTATATAGCAAAAACATGGCCTAGAGACGTAGATACGGAGGACCCGGTAATTGCATGTTATGATGAACCTCCGATTTCATGCGACTGAAAATGAGGTGAGACGTGACAAGACTTTGCTCCCGCTGTAATAAACCAATCGCACTCGAATCAGAAGCATACAAAACCTGCGATGCCTGCCGGGAAGAAGGCAAGAAGTACCACTCAAATAACCGTGAAAGAGAACGTGACTATAAAACCGAATGGCAGCGAGAAGATAGAAGAGAAAAACGCCAAGCCAGATATTTAGAAGGGATCGGAGAACGATACACCCACGAAGAGCTAAAAGCATTATCTAAAGGTAAAAGCGTTGACCCGTTTTCTGTAGGGGTTCCTAAAGTAACCTTAAGCCATGCAGGAGAGGAAATACGATTTGGATATTTTACCGATTCCCATATGTCAAGCATCTACTATCACGAGGAATTCCTAGATGATTTCATACACACATGCAAAAAGCGAAAGGCTCAGTTCGTCGTGTTTGGTGGAGATTTGACTCATGGCATGGATGTACGTAAGTACAATCTGATCTACGAACTAAGAGACATTGGATACGAGGCACAGAAAGCGTATGCTGAAACACAACTATCTAAAATCCCTTTTCATACGTATCTAATCAGCGGCAATCATGACAGGTGGTACGAGATAGTGGGTGCAAATATTGTACAAGACGTATGTGAAGCTGTCCCGAATATGGAATACATAGGCAGAGATGAAGGGGATATAGAAATCGGCGGAGTAATAATTCGTGTCTTTCATGGTGAGGACGGATCTAGCTATGCGACCTGCTTTGATGATAAAACGGAGATAATGACCAGTGACGGCTGGAAACTGTTCCAGGATTTAGAAAAGACAGATCGCGTTGCAACGATGAGGAAGTCTGACCACGTATTTGAGTGGCAGAATCCAACACATATCACCGATGAGTATTATGATGGAGGAATGGTTCACTTCAAGGCGAGAACCATAGATTGTTTAGTAACGCCTAGTCATGGTATGTGGACGAGGGCTTCTGAATGTGCTACTTACAAACGATTGGAATCATTGAAGTATCCTACAAAATCCCATATTAGATTAAACACCAATTGGCATAGGAAAGATGCAATCGATATCGTTAACGAATACGGCAGACAAAAATGGCAGTTTACACAAGTCTCAAATGGGTGGGACGGAAAAACCCCAAAAACCGTTGCTATCATTCCAAGAGAGTCTAAGAATCCAGGAGTCAAATCATATCATTTCGGCGACGTTCCGATTGACGATATTGCAGAACTGATAGCGTGGTATGTAACTGAAGGTCACGCAAGAAAATATTACGTTTCGTTATCTCAATATAAAAATGTCAACCCTGAGAACTATTCTGCAATGATTGATTTGGCAGACCGATTGGGTTGTAGCTATGGATCGTCTAAGAAAGGTATAACAATACATAGTGGAGAACTAGCAGACTTTTTAAAGGCAGAGTGTGGGCATAAAAGCGCTAATAAATATCTTCCAAAATGGTTGAAGGATTGTGATACTTCCGTTTTGCAGATCGTATTTGAAACCATGATATCTGGAGATGGATGGCGCTCTCCAAATGGGTACGGTTATAGATCAATAAGCAAAAGATTATTAGAGGATTTTTCAGAAATTGCGATTAAATTAGGCTACAAGATAACGTTCACGAGGGGGGGTGACACGGTTACTATAACCTCTGTGCAAACAACACCGACCGTTAATACAGCACCATCGATTGTTCACTATACAGGGCGCGTATATTGCTGCGAAGTTCCCAACGGACTTATTTTAGTTAGAAGAAACGGGAAAACGCTCTGGACGCACAATAGTTATCGGATTCAAAAGTTGATAGAGAGCTTTACTGGAGGAGACAAACCACAAGTGTTGCTTATGGGGCATGCTCACAAACAAGGGTACTTCTTTGTGAGCATGCCCCATAAGCAACACTTGTGG